TAAACTCACCAGCAGATTTAGGCAATTGGAAATTAGATTCTATTGTCTTTAGTAAAGCTACAGATGACTATCAACAGTTAGACTTTATGGATTGGGAGCAATATAGACTTGAATACAAGCTTGGCGTAATAGACTCAGGAACTCCAGAAGTTTTCTCTATTAAGCCTGATAACGTTATAGATGTTTGGCCTACCCCAGATTCTACTACAACTATATCTACAGAATACTACAGAGTTCCTACAGAATTAGCAGCAGATTCAGATATATCTTCTATTCCTCCACGATTTCACAATATGATTATTGCTAGAGCAAAAATATATTATGGTGAGAATGAAGATGCTCCTGAAATACTTAGCGGGGCATTAGCTTCTTTTGAAGATTTGCTTGACAAGTTAGAAGCTGACCAACTTCCAGGCCAAAAGAATAGAAGGTTTTCTAAAGTTCAAGACTTATTTAATTATACAGTTAGGCCAGAATGACAAAATTAAGAAATAGGCGTTTAGCTCCTTCGGGACTTCAGTCAAAGTATTTTCCATTTACTGGTGGAATAAACCTTGTTGATCCTGCTTTATCTATAAGTCCTGGCGAGTGTGTATCTGCTGATAACTTTGAGGTTGATATCAGAGGTCGATACCAAAGGTTAGATGGATATGAGAGAGCAGATGGTCAAACTCTTCCATCAAATATTGTTTATTACAGAATGCCATTTACTATTGGCAAATCTTTGTTTGAACAGTTTGGATCTGATTATAACATTGGGTTTTTATTAAACATACCATCGCCTGGTGATTTAATAAAAGGTCAAACTACTGGGGCTGTTGGAGTAATACTTCAGGTAGAAATAGAAGGTATTGAGAGCGGTTCTAACGGTGGATCATTTTCAAATGATAATGCACAAGGTTATATTTACTATTCAGTTGTAAGTGGTCAATTTCAAATAGGCGAAACAATTAATATTTTTAACGCAGATAGCGCATACGGTAGCGCATTTAATATGGAGTATAGATAATGGCAGATACTAGACGTACTAGAGCATACTTACTTGGAACTAGTTTTCCAGATAATACTGTTGGCTCTATTTCAGCGCAAGACATGAGAGACTATGTTGTCTCTGCAATGGGTTCATATGCAAATATAAACAACAATGCGGCAGACGGAACTCCTGCGGCACAGGCAGTGGCGAATGGAACTACAGTCACTCTTGATTGGGCAGGAGGAGGTTCAGGCGCTAACGGCTCTGATGACACCGATGGCGCTACCTATGGAGCAGATGCTGACTACGCTAATGATCGTATTCGAATCTACACAAAAGGATTGTTCATGGCACAAATGAACATCTCTTACAAGCAAGGAACTGCGGGTAACGTACTGTGGACTTGGTTGCTTGCTACTCAGGCTGATGGTGGCGCGGTTGTAGAAAGTAACTTTAAAGTACAAAGACTTCTTGGCTCTTCTTCTGAGGCCGCGGCCATTGCTGCTGGAGGCATTATAGATACTACTGGGCATACTACACACTCTGATCTTCTTGTTCGATTGCGCCATGACCAAGGATCATCACAGAACATGCTATTTCAATACGGGCAACTTAATGTAGTTAGGGTTGGCTAATGGGTATCTACGCTTCTGCATATGTTTATGGCGATCCAGTATTAAGAGATGCTAGTGCTGATGCAAGCCTTTTGCCAGAGCTGCAAGAGCGTATTGAAAACCAAAGAGACCTTATAACTATTGTTCCTGGAGAAGGATCTGTTCTTGGCGTTTGGGTATACAACGGAGACATATATGCTTTTAGAAATAAGGTGGGCGGGGCAACCGCTGGAATGTATAAGTCATCTTCTTCTGGATGGACAGAAGTTAGCCTTGGTGAAGCATTAGATTTTGATGGCACCACTACAAATGGTGAGCCTACTCCTGGAGACACGGGCACCCCAACAACTTTAGTTGGCGCAACTAGCGGAGCAAGCGGAGACCTTCAGGGCATTAGTTATCATGGGTTGTGGGAAACAGGCGCTGCAGGAACAATGGTTTTTACTAATATATCTGGAGGATTTGTTGATAATGAAGATCTTCAGATGCCTCTTCTTGCTTTTGACGCAGGAACAATAGAGATAAGTGCTGGAGATACTATTACTGGTGGAACATCTGGAGAGACTGCTGAAGTAACAAGCGTTACAATTACATCTGGAACTTTTAGCGCAGGCACAGCTGTTGGATATTTTTCAGTAAAAAACAATAGTGGGACATGGACTGATGGAGAAGATATTACAGTTTCTGGGGTTAAAAGAGCAGAAGTTAATGGAGCATCTCAACCAACTTCTGTTACTGTAGCAAAAGCTAACGGTACTGTATACGAGCAAACAATTAATCCTGATGGTAAGTACGAGTTTATAAATTATAATTTTAGAGGTACCACGTCTGGCATTACTATGTATGGTGTCAATACTGTTGATAAGGGATTCTCTTGGGACGGTACTACGTTTACAAAGATAAACACAGGCACATCTGTAGATAAACCACAGCATGTTATAGCTCACACAAAACATTTATTTTATTCTTTTCCGAGCGGCTCTATTCAACATTCAAGTATTGCAGCGCCTAACAAATGGAGCGTAATAACTGGAGCTGCTGAGCTTTCTGTTGGTGATGTTGTGTCAGGATTCTCAACAGAAGTAAACGATGTGATGTCTATCTTTACCAGAAATGAAACGTTTATGTTGTATGGTTCCTCATCTCTAGACTGGGCTCTTAAAAGATTCCATCAAGGAACCGGAGCTATACCCTATACGCTGCAGAAAATGGATCAAACATTCTTTCTGGATGATAGAGGACTTACTTCTATATTTACAGTTCAAGCGTTTGGTGACTTCCAAGCAGCTGTTGCATCTGATGCTATTGATCCTTACATGCAGCAACAAAAAGAAAAAGCTATAAACTCTGTAAAGGTTAGAGCAAAGAATCAATACCGTTTATTCTTTAATGATAAAACAGGTGTTACGATGACCTATATTAATAGACAGAATAGAGGTATTATGCCGTTTACTTTAAAGCATCAACTATATTCTGTATGCTCTGCTGAAGATGAGAATGGATTTGAAGTTGTATACGGTGGGTTTGAAGACGGCTATGTAAGAAAGATTGATTCAGGTACTAGTTTCGATGGAGAATCAGTGCCATCATTTATTAGAACTTCTTATCATAGCTATGGATCACCACAAGCTAAGAAAAGATTTAGAGATATAAACCTAGAAGTTAATGCTGATACATCTACATCACTTACTATTCAGCCAAGCTTTGATTATGGTGGCACATACGACCCACGTACTTCACCAGCAGCATCAAGCTACACTGTACCTGTTACAGCGGACCAATGGACAGCAGCTGATATATCTAATGACGCTACTGGAGTTACAGTTGTTGCATCAGAAAGAATTAAAATAAACGGTATAGGAACCAACATGGGACTTATTATTAAAAACGAATCCATTTACGATAAACCAATAACCCTTCAAGGGGCGGTTGTTAATTATTCTCTTAGAGGCATTAGACGATGAAAATTCCAGTAAAAAGTGGCAAGACAAGCTTAGCATATGTAACAGATGAAGAGCGTAAGCTTCTTCGGCGAAGGGATGCTGTAAAAGGATCACCTAATAAAAAGATGTCATATGGAATTCCTAAGCTAGCACCCGAATCCGACTATATGATGGAGCTAGCAAGAGAGAAGGAGTTACGAGCCAAAGAAGATGCTTTAAGGAAAGCTGGGTTTGAAAAATTGCTAACTGCTGGTGGCGGCAAAGGCACAGGTGGAGCTGAAAAATATGTACACATAGGAAAAGGTCTTAGTGCTGGTTATGTTGGATCTCCTTCTGCATCACCTATTAAGTATGGAATGGGTGCTGATGAGGTTCGCAGATTCCCATCAATGGGTAGCTCTCTTCCTGAAAAAAAGGAACCAGCACCAAAACCAAAACCAGAACCAACACCACCTTCAGGGGGCGGCGGCAGTAGTGGATCTAGCCCTACCAGATCACCGGTTAGGCCAGTTGTTGGTGGAGCAGGTAGCATGGAACCAGGAACAGAGAGAGCACCATCAAAACCTGCAATAGATGAAAGCCAGCTTCAGCAACCAATGCTAGATGAGATTGTAGCAGACGGAGTTAACTCAGAGCTTTTAGAAACGAGGTTAACTAATCTTATTAATAAGAACAACCCTCTATTTAAAGCGGCAACAACTAAAACCATGCAGGCTATGGCTGCGCGTGGCTTAGTTAATAGCTCAATCGCTGAAGAAGCAGTAATGAGCGCTATACTTTCAGTTGCTATGCCTATTGCTGAGCGAGATGCTAATGCATATATGAACCAAAGAATGCAGAACCAAGCATACAACAATGAGTTTAGAGCAGCTCAGAATAAAGCTTACTATGAATCATTTTTAACAGAGCTACAAGGTAGTATGGATATGGCTTTACGACAGTTAACAGAGCAGTCAGCTAACTGGAGAGCAGTTCTTCAAGCTCGTAGTAACATTACCACTACACCTGGAATGGGTGCAGAATCAGCTGAATTAGGAATGGCTGCAGTAACCCCTGATTGGTGGACGCAATGAGCAATACTGAAAAACTAAAGACGGCTGGATTAAATGCAGACGGAACCTCACGCTTATCTGTAACAAAGAAAAAGAAAAGTAAAAGCAGATGGATTGTTCCTGCTATTATTGGAGGAGCCGCTTTGTTTGCAGGCATTGGTGGAATGGGTGCGTCTTCAGGCCAAGGATTTTTGTCTTCTCTTTTTGGTGCTGGAAAAAAAGCTGCTGGTACTGTTGGCTCAAGTATTGGCAAGTTCTTTACAGGAGGATCTTCCGCTATATCAGAGGTGCCTGTTCATATTGCCAAAAAAGCAGGAGCAAAAGCTTTTACAAGCGATATTCTTTCGAACTCTTCTGATTCTGGATTTCTTAGTAATGTATTTGGTAAGTTGGGTGACTTGTCAGGAAGTCAACTTATAGGCTTAGGTCAAATAGCTAGTGTTGCTGGATCTACTTTAGGGGCTTTACTTGAGGATGACAGTGACATTCTTGCAGAAGATCAGCGCCAGTTTGATGAGCTAATGGACTATAGGTATGCCGCATTAGATGCGGAATTAAATATTGCAGGAGCAAAGATCGACCAAGCAATTAGAGAGGGAGCTCTTGCGGGAACTTTTATGGGAGCTACTAATCCTATATTTGGAGAACTAGAGGGAGTTAATACAACTGCAGGGTACACCCCTTCTAAGCCAGCAAGCATAGCTGGAATACATCCAGTATCTGGTGGGCTAATATCTCAAGCGGAGAATGCAGCATGATGAAACCTCAAGCAAGACCAATGCCTATACCTACCCAGTCTAATCAAGGAAGTGTTGAAGAGCAGGACATGGCTAAACTTGGAGCAGAGCAAGCACCAGAAGAAGAGGTTGCTGAAGCCAAAGGAATGATAGAAAATATTGTTTCTTATATTTATGGGGATGGTGCTGGAGATATTATTTCTCAGATGCCTAACGGTGCTCCCAAAGAGCTTGGTGCTATAGCTGGAAATCTAGTTACAAACGAAGTGGCTTTAGAAGAAGAAGAAGGTAAAGATATTTCAAGGGATATCGAGATTGAAATGATGGCTGAGATTGTTCATG